CTGCTATCCGTGATGCTTTGCTACAAAAAGCAGGTATTCTCAAGATATGGTGGGATGACAAGGTTATTGAAAGCCGTGAGGACTACAAAGGCTTAAGCGATATTGATTTAGCACAGCTCATGCAGGATGATGAGATTGAGCCAGTAGAGCAAAGCTCTTACCCTGACGAAGAAGATGCAGAGCATAGACAACAAGCATTAGCGCAACTTACACAGCAATTACAGCAAGCGCAAGACCCTAATCAAGCACAGCAAATACAGATGCAGATTGAGCAGATTAACGCTACTCCACCTAAGATGCTGTATGACGTGTCATTCAAGCGGACTAAAGACGGTGGCAAGCTATGTATTGAAGCTATACCGCCAGAGGAATTCTTAATTAGTCGTAAGGCTAAGAGCATTAAAGATGCTACGTTTGTCGCGCATCGTGTCATGCGTACCGTGTCCGACTTAAAGGCTATGGGCTACAAGAATGTAGACAAGATTAGTTCGGATGATAGTCAAGGCGCATATAACGGTGAGCGTATAGAGCGCACAGGCTTTGACGATGATATGCCGTACTTGAATAACAACGATACGAGCTTAGATAAGTCTATGCGTATTGTATGGGTGACAGAGTGCTACTTACGCGCTGATGTCGATGGTGATGGTATTGCCGAATGGCGTAAGGTTGTAAGAGCAGGAGACCAAATCCTAGAGAATGAAGAATGTGATGGCGCACCTTTCGCAGCCTTAGTACCTATTATCTTACCTCATCGCTTCTTTGGCTTATCAGTCGCAGATTTAGGGATTGAGCCACAACGCTTACAAACACAATTAGTCCGGTCAATGTTGGATAACCAATTCCTACAAGTGAATGGGCGCTACTTTGCAGTTGAAGGACAAGTCAATTTAGATGATTTATTGACTTCACGACCCGGTGGTGTTGTTCGTATGAAGCAAGCAGGGATGGCTGGCAGATTAGACCAAAGCAACGGTGATACTGGTGGCGCAATGCACATGCTTGAGTGGATGCAAGATTACAGCGAAAACTCTACTGGCTGGACTAGACGCTCACAAGGTACAGGCGCTAATGGCTTGCAAGCGCAAACTGCTACTGGCATGAACCTTATCACTAACCGTGATGATATGCGCTTAGATTTAATCGCACGGAACTTTGCAGAGGGCGGTATTACTGAGCTATTTAGATTGATGCTTAAATTAGTCTGCAAATATCAGCAAAAAGAGGATGTCATTGCTGTTAGCGGTAAATGGACAAACATTAACCCTAGAGAGTGGAAAAACCAATTTGGTTTAAACATTAACGTAGGGCTAGGCACAAATAACAAAGAGCAACAAGCACAGCATTTAATGGGCATGATGCAGATACAAGAGAAAGCCTTGCAAATCGGTGTAGCAACGCCTGAGAACGTCTATAACGCTGCTAAGTTATATGCAGAGGCATTAGGACAGAAATCAGGTGATAAGTTCTTTACTGACCCTAAAAACGCACCCCCACAACAGCCACCGCCTGACCCAGAGATGATTAAGGCGCAAGCGCAAGCACAACTACAAGACAAGCAATTACAGGCTGATGTACATAAACATCAAGCAGAACAACAAACAAGAGCGCAAGAATTGCAACTAGAGGCGCAACGTGACGCAATGAAAGCCCAGCATCAAGCGCAGATAGACCAACAAAAAGCGCAGTTGGATATGCAAGAGCGTCAGCATGAGGCTGAGTTAAAGACTAGCTTACACGCACAGCAATTACAGTTTGACCAATGGAAAGCTCAATTAGACGCTGAAACTAAGGTCTTAGTGGCTAAGATTGCCGCAGAAGCTAAAGCAGCAGATGGGCAAGGCGCAGAGGTTGATAGCGCAGTATCTATTGCATTACAAGGCTTACAAGAGGCTATCGGTTCATTGGCAGTAGCTCATTCAGCACCTAAACAAATTATACGCGACCAAAACGGCAAAGCCGTAGGTGTTGCACCAGCACAAGGATAAATCATGGCAACATTAACGTATGTAAAGTATGAGCTAGGTATTGAAAAGATGATGGAAGGCGGTAACGCTGGCTCTGACACTTGGCAACTAATCCTATCAAACACAGCCCCAAACGTAGCAACTAATACGACTGCGGTAAGTGCGACTGAACTATCTACAAGTGGGGGATATACCGCAGGTGGTGTGAACTGTACTGTAACAAGTGCAACAGCAGCGGCAGGTACATACAAAGTAGTACTAGCAGCACCAGCCTCACCCACATGGACAGCTTCAGGTGGTGGTTTCACATTCCGCTATGTCATTCTTTATAACTTAACTCAAACTCAATGTATTGGCTATTGGGATAGAGGTAGTGCAACAGCAATGGCGGCAGGTGATACTTATACACCTACACTAGACGCTGCTAATGGCACATTTACGGTTGCGTAATGCCTAGATTAGCCGACAGAACAAAAGATAGTACGACTAGCACAGGCACTACTGCTATTACTCTATCTGGTACAGCCCCAACGGGCTACCAAACATTTGCTACTGCCTATGGTACAGGGAATACTTTAGTACCCTATTGTATTGTAGGAGGTAGTGAATGGGAAGTAGGCTATGGCACGTTTAATGGTACAACAGGCTTAACTAGAGAGTCAGTACATAGCTCAAGCAATAGTAATGCTTTAGTCAATTTTAGTGCTGGTACTAAAGACGTATTTATAACAGCCGCAACTGAGATATTAGACAACGCAAATATTGGTTTGCAATCAGCTCAAAGTCGTGGTTTGGCTTTACCTTAAGGAGTAGGACATGGCAGGAAATAGTGACCCAATTTACAGCAAGGTAGGCGACATTCAATGGTCAGGCACATCAGCCTTATTCACCTCTGCTATGACAGCAGGTAATGTATCTAGTTATGATGGTACAGATGCAAACGTCAAACAAATCTTTTCAGCAGATGCTACTAATGGTGGATTTGTCCAACGTGTACGAGCTAAATGCTGTGGATTAACAGGTACATCCGCAGCCTCAGTATTACGTATATGGATTAACAATGGTTCAACAAATGCCACAGCCGTCAATAACGTATTGGTGGGTGAGGTAGGTTTGCCAGCAGTAGCAAATACCATAGTGGCGGCAACACCTGATGTAGAACTTACTTTAAACATTGCTTTACCTGCTGGTTATAAACTATATGCAGGTCTTGGTACAGCAGTCACAACGGGCTGGGCAGTCACTGCAATAGGCGGAAAGTATTAAATTCATGGAATACTTTAATGTAATCATTGATGGTTCATTAGCGTGTTATCAAGAGATAAACGAAATAGGTCAAGAACGATTTACGGATTTGCTTGGTGTAACCGTTGAAACGCCACAAGAGCCAATTAGTTATATTTATAGAAGCTGGGAAATCCCAGTTTGGGGTGTGTAAATGTTAGACTTTTCTCATATACCTGTATCTACTAGCTCGGCTGAGGTACAAACCTTTATAGGCGATGCAGTTGCCGTAGGTACGGCATGGAAAACATGGCTTAAGCCTCGTGGCAAAACTATGGCACACATTATGCTAGTGGGCGCAGGTGGCAATGGTGGTACAGGTGTTATTGGTGCTAACTCGGTTAGTGCTGGTGGGGCAGGTGGACAATCAGGTGCTATTACTAACATTGTTGTACCTTTACACTTTTTACCTGATAGACTGTACTTATCTCTAGCAGGACAAAAGCCAACAGCCACAGCTAACTTTGCAAGTACAATCTCTATTGCACCAGTTAATACGGCTAACAACATATTAGTATTTGCCAATGGCGGACTACATGGTGGTAATGCTTCAGCAGGTACAGGTGGTACAGTTGGTACTGCCGCAGCCATTGCCACAGCAGCGAATATGCCGTTAGGTTGGGCATTTATTACCTCAGTATGTTTTGCCTCACAAGTAGGTACAGCAGGTGGCGCAGCAGTTACAGCATCCAACTTAACATTACCCGTCACAGGTGCTTTTGTTACAGGCGGGACAGGTGGTGGTGGACTTCCAGCAGCAGCAGCCACAGGTACTAATGGTGGCTCAATTACAGGTGCAGGTGAGTTCCCTACATTAATAGGTGGTACAGGTTCAGCCACAGCAACAGTACCAGCAGATTTTGGTAAAGCAGGTATGAAGCCTATCTTTAATATAGGGTATCGTTATGGCGGTACTGGTTCAGCATCAACACATGGTACTGCGACAACCACAGGGTTAGTACAAGGCAATGGGGGTAATGGTGACTTAGGATGTGGTGGTGGTGGTGTTGGAGGAGCTTTGACAACTTCTACTGCTGGTGTGGTTGGTTATGGTGGGGCTTCGTTTGCGATTATAACGTGCTGGTAAAGGGGTAAACAATGTTAGGTTTTAGCCCAGTATCATACTTACCAGTAAGTAGTTTACCTAGTGGTATAACCAGTTATGCCGATAACTTAAGCGTAGGTGCTTACGTCTATACAGGTATTGCTGTTAATGACGTTAAAACTAGCTCATCAACAGCTTATGCTGATACATTATTAGTTGGTACTTATACCTACACAGGCAAAACAGTCACAGACTTATTTGCTCACAACGATACACTTTCTAAAGGTACATATACTTACACAGGCGTTAATGCTAGTGATTTACTTGCTAAGAACGATACTTTAAGCAAGGGTACTTATACTTACGCAGGGGTAAGTATTAGCGATAGTAAAGTTATCGCAGATATATTATCGGTTGGTAGTTATTCTTTAGTAGGTAAGACCGTTGTTGACGTACTTGCTAAAAATGATAATTTAGCCACAGGTGCATATAGCTACGTTGGCAAAGATATTACCGATGTTAAAACAGGGGCAGTTGCTTACCTAGATAATTTAAGCGTAGGCGCTTATACCTATACCGGCATCAGTGCTAATGATGATTATATTTCAGCCACAACCTCTAGCGGTGCAGGTTCATATGGCACTTATAAGAAAAATTACATCATTCACAAAGACAATCAGATACTTGTCTTTAAGAATAAACAAGACGCGGTAGATCATCTCAATAATGATGAAAAACTAAGCGCCACAGATGAATTAAATGCACTCATTGACATAGACATATCAGAAACAATAGAAAACGAGCCACAGGCGCAGGAAATAGCCTTACAGCCTGTTTACAACGTAAATGCTATGCTATCTGTACTAAAAGCTAACGCACAGGCAGAGCAATTACTTAATGAGCGTAAATATCAGGCTTTATTAGCAATGTATGAGCAGTATCTTGATGAAGAAGATGTTGAATTACTTTTAATGGCGGCATAAATGAAAATATCAAAACAAGGATAAGTTATGGCTGATTTTAATCAAGGCTTTGGCAGATTTACGCCTAAATTACCTAAAGATTACAACTTAAAAAATGAATTAGTAGATATTGGGTTATTGGCTAATAGCTTTGCACCTGTAACTGGCGACATTCAATCAGGCTTACTTGCTGCTAATGACATTAAAAATGGTAACTATGGAAGTGCTGCATTAAATGGATTAGGGGTGTTACCGTTTATTCCTAGCATGGCAGGTATGATTGCAAGTAAGGGTGGCAAGATGTCTGATGCTATTAAACCACTTACTAAATGGGAACAAAAAATAGAAGATGCAAGAATAGACGCATGGAAAAATCATGGATTGCCTGAAAATAATACTGCTATGGATAGGGCAAATGCTTTGGGGTTTGACCAAGATGCTTATACAGGGGTAAATACTACTGGTGAAATTGACCAAATGCTTCCTAAATCATGGTTTTCTGAATCTAAAAAATATGCTTCAGATTATTCGAATGTAACACCTAAAAGCGGAGTTTCAGAAAACCCAAGAGTTTATCCTGTAATGTTAAGAACGGGGAATGTTAAATCTCAACCTCATTTTGGCTTATATGATGATATGAATAATGCTCTTAGCAAGAAACGTACAGATACATTCAAGATTGAAAATGTAGGCGGTGGCGAAGATAACCATTTTGTAACTAAATACCCAAATCAAGTTCGTTCACGATTCGCGGCATTTAATATGAGTAATGCTAACAGTAATGACTTACTAGGCTACTCAACACCTGAAATGATGGGGTTACTAGGTCTAGGCTCTGCCGCAGGTGTTGGTTATGCTTACAACAAGAAAGAGAAGAAGTAATGAAAATAGACATTGATTTAGCGCGTGGTGCAAGAGCAAAAGAAATCCTTGAAAATGAATTATACATTGAGGCTTTTCAAACAATTAAAGATGAGGTACTCGAAGCATGGCAACAATCACCAAGTCGGGATTTAGAGGGCAGGGAAAAACTGTACTTAATGCTGGGGATGTTAAACAAAGTGCAATCAACACTGCAAACAGTTATGGAAACAGGGAAGATAGCGCAAGCACAACTAGCGCACAACCAAACGATATTGGACAGAGCGAAAGAGTGGGCAGGTTTTTAGTTGATGGCAAGGTATTCACCAGTTTAAAAGCGGCTTCACGGTATATGTTGACTCGATAGAATTCAAGCGGTGGCAATCCGCTGATTAGCTCACTTCGGTGGGCTTTTTTATTGCCTAAATCTTAACGCAGAGATGCGCTAGTAGCGGTGAGTTCCGCTAAACGACCTAAAGGAAAAATCATGGACAATCAGGCAACTGAACCCACAGGCGATTTAAGTATCGACCAAGCAACAAATATCTTTGCCAACATTCTCGAACCCAAAGAACCTATTGAGAACGAGGTTAGCGAGGCAGTAGAACCCACTACTGAAGCCGAACCAGTAGAAGCTGAAGCTGAGAGCGTGGAAGGTGCAATCACCGTTGAAATAGACGGCAAGATGGTCACACTTACACCAGAGCAGATTGCAGAGAGCTACAAGAACGGCTTACGTCAATCGGATTATACAAAAAAGACGATGGAGGTAGCAGAAACACGGAAAGAGGCTGAACAAGCCAAAGCGCAAGCGTACCAAGAGCGACAAGCCTATGCAGAGAAGTTAAATATGCACGCTGTCCAATTACAAGGTGCGTTACAAGAGCAATCCCAAATTAACTGGCAAGAGTTGTTAGAGAATGACCCCGTAGAGTATTTGAAGCAACAGCACCTAGTACAAACTAGACAAGCATCGTTACAGCAAACGCAATACGAGTGGCAAGAAATTAACCAACTTAACCAACAAGAGCAGACACAAGCACTTCAGTCATACCTGCAAGCACAACAGCAAGAGTTAATTGCCAAGTTACCTGCTTGGAAAGATGAGGCGAAGGCAAAGGCTGACATAGCAGAGATGCGAGAGTTTCTAAAATCAGAGGGTAGGACTGACGCTGATATAGACAATATCTCAAATCATAAAGATGTGCTGATTATTCGTGATGCAATGGCTTTTAGAAAGCTATTAAAACAGTCACCAGAGGCTACTAAACGTGTGCAATCCGCACCTGTAAGGGCTGAACGATCTGGTACTGGTGAGAATTCTGCACCAGCAGACGCACACAAATCAGCAATGAACCGATTACGCAGATCAGGCAGCATTGAAGATGCTACTAGAGTATTTGCAAACTTATTATAAGGAATAAATCATGGCAGCACCAACCAACACCTTTGTGAGTACCAGTGCTATTGGTAATCGTGAAGATTTAACAGATGCAATCTATCGCATTAGCCCAACGGCAACTCCGTTTCTTTCATTGTGCGCTAAATCAAAAGCCACAGCGACATTGCACGAATGGCAAACTCAAGACCTAGCATCAGCAGCATCAAATGCACAGGCTGAGGGTGACACAGCAGTAGCTAAAGCTGTAACAGTAACAACACGCCTAAGCAACCGTACACAAATCTCTACTAAAAACGTCACTGTTTCTGGTACACAACAAGCTGTATTAGCGGCAGGTCGTGGCAAAGATGAAATGGCTTATCAAATGTCATTGTCAGCACTTGAATTAAAACGCGACATTGAATTTGGTTTGACACAAAACTCAACAGCAGCAGCATCACCTCGCACTACTCGTGGTTTAGTAGGCTGGGCTGGTGATAACGTAGATGGCGCAACAGCAGGTACAGCGTATGTAGCACCAGTTTACACAACTGCAACAGGTACAGCGCAAACAGATGGTACACAAATTGCGTTTACTGAGGCTCGCTTGAAAAACGTATTGCAAAAATGCTTCACAGCAGGTGGTGAGCCAGACGTTATCTTGTTACCGCCATTAGCTAAACAAACATTCTCTACATTCACAGGTAACTCTACTCGTTTTGACAAGGGTGAAGATGCAACTGTGTTTGCCTCAGTTGATGTCTATGTTTCAGACTTTGGTGAGTTAAAAGCAATTCCATCACGCTTCCAACGTACACGTGACGTGTTTGTACTTCAATCTGACAAATGGGCAGTAGCATGGTTGCGCCCATACGAAACAAAAGACCTAGCAACAGTAGGTGATGCTGTTTCTAAACAGTTAGTGTGTGAGTACGCATTAGAAGCTCGTCAGCCTAAGGCATCGGGGGCAGTAGTAGATATCTTGTAGTATTTTGTGGTAAAATTAGCTTGTCAGGACAGGCTTTGCAAGGCTTTTCAAGTGCTTATCTCACTTGGATTACTGACAAACTTCAAACATTAGATAAGGATGACAAAATGCTTACACAAGCACGTTTAAAAGAGTTTTTTCATTACGATTTAGATACAGGTTTATTTACTAGAGTTAAATCTGCTGGATGTTCAGCAAAAGGTTCTATTGTTGGGACTAGTCATAATGATGGATATCTTTCTATGGAAATAGACAAGAAGGGGTATTTGTTACATCGTTTAGCATGGCTATATGTAATAGGCTCTTTTCCTGAATTTGAAATAGATCATATTGATGGTGATAGAAAAAATAACAAATTGGCTAATTTGCGCCAAGCTAATGATTTAGAAAATGCTCAAAATAGAAAACTTCCATTAAATAATACTTCTGGATATGTTGGAGTATTTTTTAAAGATAAAAAATGGTACGCTAAAATAGATGTAAACAAAAAACGCTATTTTTTGGGATATCATAAAACAGCAGAACTAGCGCATGAAGCATACAAAGAAGCAAAAGCTAGGCTACATACTTTTAGCCCTAATTTGAGATAACTATACAGCCCTCTTAATTGAGGGCTTTTTTATGGAAGGAATAAAGATGGTCAATTTAAAACAGATCGATGATGGTGGCATGGGTTTAGAAGGTAAAGACTCAGGTAAAGGCTCTATGGTATTGGGTACGGTGAACTATAACGTACCAGTAGCAACAACAGCCCAATGTATCTATAACGCTACTCGTGCAACAGTCATTGATGGCATTGTAGGTCGTAACTTTGTATTAGGTACTGGCGGTGCTGCAACGGCTGCCGTATGGATTGCCGCGAGTGGTACTGCCCCCATCTCAGGTACAGCAGCACACTCAGGCACTTTCAACTTGGTAGGCACTATTCACACAGATCAAACATTAACACTCACTAATGTGAATGTTCCTGCTGGTTCATCCGTATGGATTGTCTATACAGGTACAGCAACATCAGCTATTGGTGGTGTTTCAGTAGTTGGTCGTTACGCTTAACAAAACCTAAGGCGAGAGCCTCGATTGGGTGAAAAGCCCATCCCTATTTTATAACGCTGAGAAGCGCAAAGGAAACAACATGGATGATTTTATAACCGTAGTCAAAACGGGTGTCGCTCAAGCCTCTGGCGCTGCCTCAGCAGGAACAACACTTCCCACAGCACAGTCAGGTGAAGTGCCTCGCTATATTCGTGTAGCCGCCACAGTAGCCGCTTGTATTCGTATCGGGGCTGGCGCTCAAACTGCTGTCACTACTGATTTACAAGTACAGCCCGGTGATGCGGTGACAATGGCAGTGCCAGGAGGTTTTACGCACTTTGCTGTAATACAAGTATCAGCGCCCGGTGTTGTGCAAATCTCACCATTGGAAGATTGCTAATGCTAGACGTTCAGACTCGCATACACCGTCATCACGATGGTCAAGGTGGGCTAACTTTTGAGCGATTTCAAGACTGTACTGCTATTGCTGAAAATGCAAAGCGCCAACAGTCAGAGGGTATTCAAGGCACTGCTGACATGAAACTTGCAGCGACTTTGCCTTTTGTGATGGTTGAGGCTTACATGAACAACAATAACCTCACAATGCACGAATTTCTAAATAATAAAGACCATATCAAAAGAATGTGTAATGACCCAGCGCTTGCACATTTCAGAATTTGGAAGGGTGCTATCTAATGGCGATTACTACTTATGCAGAATTACAGACAGCGGTAGCTGACTTTGCTCATCGAACTGATTTAACCACCGTATTGCCTACGTTAATTCGTTTGGCAGAGGATGTGATTTATGGTGACTTGGACTCTAGGCAACAAGATACGCAAGCATCACTTAGCACGGTAGCGAATACAGAAACAGTCGCACTACCCACTGACTTTATGTCATTTCGTAGCTTATCCATTAGCTCTGGCACTCGCCATGAAACGCTATCCTTTCTTAGCCCATCTCAATATGCTCAAGAGTTCCAATACGACTATACAGGCACACCTCGCGCTTATACCGTGATTGGCTCAAACATACATCTACAACCTATTCCTGATGACGTATATACGCTAAAAGCGATTTATGAGGCTAGGTTAGCTAATTTAAGCGTAACAAATACGACAAACTGGCTTTTAACTAATTATCCATCAGCCTATTTATATGCAACATTGATGCAAGTTGCAATCTATACCAAAGATGCTGAAGCTGGCTCAAATTGGGAAGGATTATATGGCAGAGTTGTTCAAGGCATTAACGTAAATGATTGGGTAGCTGGTAATACGATGCAAGTTAAGTCTGACGTAAATTTAACAAATATAAGGCTCTAATATGTCACTAGAAACAGGCAATTACATAGCGGATTTAGTGATTACTAACCCGACTATCACAGATCCAAAAAGTCAAGGTGATGACCATTTTAGACTGATTAAAACAGTATTGAAAGAAACGCTAAATGGCTTCACAGGCGCTATTTTAGTGACTGCTGCTGATACTGGAACGGCTGCCGCCCATGTCTTAACCCCTACCACAGCACTTGTAGGCTATACGTCTATGTTGTGCTTATTGTATATGCCTAATGTGACTAATACTGGTGCAATTACAGTTAATGTATCAGGGCTAGGGGCTAAGTCTATTAAAACATTGGCAAATGCTGACCCTACTGCTGGTGATATTGTGGCAGGACAGCCCTTATTGCTGATGTATAACGGCACTAATTTTATTGCTATGGCTGGCTCTGAATTGCTATCAAAAACTGGCAATCAAACATTGACAGGTAATTTAACGATTGCTGGCAATCAAACAATATCAGGCACTTTAGGTGTTACTGGTGCAACAACATTAAATACAGCTACTGGCTTAACGCTACCATCTGGGAATAATACAACAAACCTAGCAACAACAGCCTTTGTGACTGTGGCGGTAGCAGATGAGGCTACTATAAGATTAGGTCAAGACAATTTAAAAGCCCCATTAGCATCACCTACATTTACAGGCACAGTCACTATTCCGTCTGGGGCATCAATCGCAGATTTTGCCCCATTAGCATCACCTACATTTACAGGCACACCGTCAGCCCCAACAGCAGCACTAGGTACAAGTAATACAAATGTAGCAACTACTGAGTTTGTAGCTAATACAGCATTTAATTCAGTTCTACCAGCGCAAGCAGGTAATAGTGGAAAGTATGTTACAACAGATGGTTCTACGGCATCATGGGCAAACGTGGTAACTGGCGCACAAGATTATATTTTACAATTTAACGGCATAGACTCGCCCCCTACAATGGGTACAAGTGGTTTTGGAATAATTTAAGGAGTAATAAATGGCAACGACAGCACAATACGCATCAACACCACAGGTAGGTTCAGCCCTACTGACAACGGCAGATACTTCACTCACAGCACCTACTACGGTGGGTACGGTGCTAACAGCAGGGGCAAGTGGCTCTCGCATTGACTACATTGAAGTAATGGGTGTAGCCACTACGGTTGCATCACTCATTAACTTGTTTATCTATGATGGCTCTACTTACTCATTATGGCAACAAATCCCTGTACAAGCAGTGACGACAAGCACAACAACACCGTCTTATACTGCAACCATTTCAAGCAATGGTAATGCAAACATCATGCCATTAACACTCCCTACTGGTTATAGCTTACGAGCTACAACAACGGTAACGCAAACAGGTGTGCGTGTAACTGCTTATGGAGGGTCATTCTAATTGAGAATTTGTAATTATTGTAAAACTCACAAAGAGTTTAGTGAGTTTCATAAAGACAAAAGCAAAAAGAATGGCGTTGTAACTATATGTAAAGAATGTTGCTCTATAAAAAATAAATTATATAGATTAAAAAATATAGAAGTTATTAAACATAGAAAAGCAAAATATCACTCAGAGCATAGTGAAGAAATTCGGAACAAAGCAAAAGAATGGTATGCAAATAATAAAGATAAAGCATCTGCAACATCGAGAGAATATAGATTAAAAAATAAGTATGGGCTTTCTAAAGAAGATTATTTTGTACTTGGTGAAAAACAAAATTGGAAGTGCGCCATTTGTGGAAGTAAGGACTCAAGAAATAAGAATTCATCAAACTTATCAGTAGACCATAATCATATTACTGGTGAAGTTAGAGGTTTGTTGTGTCATCCATGCAATGCAGGAATAGGTTATTTACAAGAGGATATAGAAATTATGAAAAATTCAATAGCATATTTACAAGGATTTAGCCATGAATAAAGGTATGTATGGTTATTCGCTACCACCTAACGTAGCGACAAGGGTTGCTCCGCCAAAGTGGACTAACTACAAAATAATTACAGCAACAACTTCTACTGAAACTGTACCTCAGAACGTGTATCAAATAATGGTATGTGTTTGGGGTGGCGGTGGTGGTGGTGCAAGTGCATCAGCCTATGGTGGTGGTGGTGGTGGCGGTTTTTCAATGGGAATTGTTGATGTAGTTCCAGGTCAATTGCTACCAACCATTACAATAGGTGCTGGTGGCACGGCTGGTTCTGGTTCTGGAGGGACTTCCTCATTTGGCACATTATTATCATCATCTGGTGGTACTTTTTCTGCTAGTGGTGGGGCTGGTGGTACAGGTACAGCATCATCATCATTAAGACAAGCATTTACCGCAACAGGTGGGGCTGGTGGCGCTCATGCTTCTGGTGGTGGCGGTGGTGGTGGTGCTGGCTCACCTTATGGAACAGGAGGAAAGGGCGGTGGTTCTTTTGCATCAGCCTATGGTGGAGGCGGTGGTTTTGGCGGTGCAGGTGGAGGTACTGTTGCATCAACAGGTAATGGCGGTGGCGGTGGCTTATATAATGGGGGCAATGGTGGTGGTATTACATCAGGCTATGGTGGTGGTGGTGGTGGTGGCGCTTTAAGTAAAGGTACTACTGGACCATCTGCAAGTGCAACAGCGCAAGTTGGGAATTATGGCGGTGGACCAGTTCCAGGAACTCCAGGAAGAACTGGTAACGCATCAGGTTTAGATGCTTTAATTGCTGGGTCAGGTGGAATTATTAACGGAAATTTTACAGACATTATTAATAAATCATTATTAGGTGGTGGCGGTGGTTGTGGTGGATTTGGTCCAGCAGGAACTGGTGGTGCTGGCGGTGGTGGTGGTGGTGCAGTATATTTCGCTTCCTGTAATGGTGGTGATGGTGGTATAGGTGGTGGCGGTGGTGCTGCTGGTGCTACTGTTGGTGCTGGTGGTAATGGTGGATTTGGTGGCGGTGGTGGTGCTTCATCAACCGTTGCTGGTGATGGTGGTATAGGTGGTGGCGGTGGTGCAGGAATTGGTGCTACTGCTGGTGCTGGTGGTGGTGGCGCAGTAATTCTTTATTGGACAGAGGGCTATTAATATGAAATACGCATGGATAGAAAATGATAAAATTCGTGATATAGCACATAGTAATCCTTCTGAGATATTTCACGCAGACGTAGCCAAGTTCTATGACACACAAGTACCTGACGAAGCGGTGAATGGTCAAGGCTGGGATGGTACAAACTTAATCCCAATCCCAGTACCTGAAGTTGTTATCCCAGAACCTGTACCCGTTGTACCGCCTAAAGTAAGTGTGATTGAGTACAAGATGCTGTTTACAGTACAAGAGCGGATTGCTATTAAGACTTCTACTGACGCTGTCATACAGGACTTATACGAGTTACTTAACGACCAACGTGTGGATACGGTTGACTTATCGCTTAAATCAATTAGTGATGCTTTAGACTACATGACTGCATTAAACATTTTAGTGGTGGGTCGTAAGGCTGAAATTCTTTTAGGTAAAGTTACTTAATGCAACGAGTTATCAACTTCTTAATCTGTATAGACCAGCTACTCTATTGCATCGTGACTTTAGGTGCTGGCTACCCTGATGAAACTATGTCTAGTGCCGCTTACCGAATGGAACGCAAAGGTAAGCTATCAGGCATATTCTTTAGACCTATTATAGATAAGCTATTTGGTAGCGGTCATTGTATGAGAAGTTACCTTTCAGAAATAAAACGTAGTCAAGCGCCACAAGGGATAATCTAAATGTCTGATAATAATTATAATCGTAGGGATAATGATATGTTGCCTGATGAACTAAAAAAACTACACAAAGAGGCAATTAAAGAAGCCATCTCTGAGTGGCTTGATAAGCAATTTATGGCTTTTGGCAAATGGTCATTACGAGGGTTAGCATCGGCAGGGCTTGTGATGTTTTTATATGGCTATGCCGCCTCGCATGGATGGAATATAAAATAAATATATATAAAGTTAATCAGCCACCTTCGGGTGGTTTTTTTACGTCTATGTGGAGTAGTTATGGCATTAGTTAAAGTACAGAATACAGGTGGTGTAGGGGTTAATAAAGACCTATCAAGCCATGAACTGCCAAATAACGCATGGACAGATGCAAGTAATATTCGATTTTTAGATGGGCTTGCTTATCAATTCTATGGGCATGGTGAGGTTTACAATTCCCCGACAGTCGTGCCTCAACACGTTTTACCTTGCACAGTATCAGGCAATCGCTATTGGATATATACAAGTGCAGCCAATACCTATTGCGTAACGAATACGGCTGGCACACCTGTACATACAGACATTACGCACTTAACCCCCAGAACTGGGGTAGTGAACCAATGGACAAGTACGCTGTTATCAGGCATCCCTATTATCAACTGTGGTGATACCACCAGCGTGCCTATGACGTGGGATTTAAATACTGCCAATAAGTTTGTTAATTTAGCTAATTGGACAGCAGGTGTTTATTGCAAATCATTACGCTCATATAAAAATTACTTAGTTGCACTAAATGTAACAAAGGCAGGTACTAATTACCCATTTATGGTGAAGTGGTCACATCCTGCTGATCCCGGTAGCGTTCCTGCTTCATGGGATATTACAGACGCAACTAAAGACGCTGGCGAAACAGACTTAGCAGAGGGCTACGATGTCATTGTAGATGGCTTACAACTGCGCGATAGTTTTATGATTTATAAAGAGTCATCTTGCTGGCGCATGGATTATGTCGGTGGCACTTATGTTTTTAGGTTTCAAAAAGTATTGGGTACAAGTGGTGCATTAAATAGAAATTGCATTGCTGAAATAGACGGCTTTCATGTGGTGCTATCAGGCTCAGACGTGATTGTGCATGACGGACAATCAGCCACAAGCGTACTAGACAAAGAAACTAGGCGCTATCTATTCCAAGACATTGATGTGGACAATACAGGCAAATGCTTTGTATTTAAAAACCCTTTCTTTAATGAAGTATTTATCTGCTATCCAAAGGTAGGCTCTACCGTATGTGATAAAGCTATGGTATGGAATTATGTTGATAAGACAGTTTCATTTAGAACATTACCTAATGTTAATCATGCTAATTTTGGGGCAGCCGATGTTGGCTTAAATGGTAATTGGAATCAAGACTCAGCCCCGTGGAATTCAGATTTAAGCACATGGGGTAATCCTGACTTTGTGCCGTCAACTGCCAAAGTGCTTATGGCAAGTAATGATACCAAGCTATTTATGTTAGATAGCTCTAGTGCTTTTGATGGTGTTATCCCATCAGCTTATTTAGAGCGCAGAGGGCTATCGTTTGGTGCGCCAGAAACAATTAAATTGGTGAGAGGGATTAGACCTCGCGTGGTAGGCAATACAGGCGATACGGTGCTAATTAAGGTGGGCGCAAGCGATGACCCTTACCTAGACCCTACTTATTCAACAACTATGACACACACGATAGGTAGCACGATTGCTAACCATTGCTTAGTGTCTGGCAGGTATATCTCAGTATGGATAGGCACAGGAACGGCTTATCAATGGCGGCTTGACTCTTACGACTTAGACGTAGAAACGGCAGGTGCGTGGTGAGAACCCCAAACCTTAACACGGTATTTTATTCACCTAGCCCACTTCCTAATGAGATAGAGGCAACAACTAAGGCTTATTTAGAAAGTGAGTTAAGGAAAATTGCATTATCAATACAAGCATTAGCAGCAGGGCATTTTGATAAAACGTATGTCGCACCAACAAAGCCTAGAGATGGTGATATTCGATATGCAGATGGTACAAGCTGGAATCCCCTTGCAAGTGGGGCAGGTATTTATTGGTTCAACGGTAGCGTTTGGGCAAAACTTTAATTAGGAGTTAGAGATGGGTTTATTAACAAAGGTATTCGGTGGTGGCGCTAAAACATCATCAGGCAGTTCAGCCCCGTGGAAACCAGCACAGCCTTATATATTAGGGCAAACAGTCGATGCTAAAGGTAAAATCGTAAAGGAAAAGCCCAAAACAATACGGGGGATATTCCCAGAAGCTCAAAGCGTATATGACAGCACTAAAACTAAAGCTGGTGCTATTGATGGGGTGGGTGTAGACCAAGCTAAATTTGGCGATAGCATATTAGGGGGCGCTTACAATGTGTCGAAGCAAAACTTTAATGCTGCCCCTGTTGATATGGTACAGGCAAGAGCATCACAGGGCGCACTAGACCCATCAACGGCTATTCAGAGCCTACTTAGTGGCAATGTTAATAACCCCTATTTAGATAAGCAAGCGCAAGCGATTACTAGCGTGGCTAATAGAAACCTATTAGAAAACATCATGCCACAGGTGAATGGTGAAGCAAGTATGGCTGGTCAATATGGCGGTAGCCGTCAAGGAATTGCACAAGGTCAAGCGATAGGCAGAACAAATGAAGCGATTACTAATTCGCTCTCTAACTTGTATGGCGGTGCTTATGAGAACGCTCAGAACCGTATGCAAGGCACAGCAACCGACTTAAACAATCAAGCATATTCCAACGCACAAACAAACGCAGCTAGGGGCTTAGAAGCGGAAATGGGTACAGCTAACTCTAATGCTGTGGCACAAAATCAAAACCTAAATACCATGATGCAAGGCATTACTCAAAAATATGGTGGCATACAAAACCCCATTAACTTTGCTCAAGGTAATTTACAGAATTACTCTAATATTATCAATCAACCCAATGGTGGCACATCAACTAGCAAACAAAATGGTGCTGGACCAATTCCGGGCATGATAGGTGCTGGATTGTCTATATTCTCTGATAGACGTTTAAAGAAAGATATTGAACTAATAGGCAAGTATGAGAATGGCTTAAATAAATACTCATGGACATATATTTGGGGTGAAAAATCAACTGGCGCTATGGCTGATGAGGTTGAGCAACTTATCCCAGAGGCAGTAGGGATGCAAGACGGCTTTAAAACAGTTAATTATGCAATGATTGGGGCTTAATATGGCAGGGTTATTATCAGGATTTATGCCCGGTGAGTCTGGCGGTATGCCAGATAGCGCAGGGTTCTCATGGGGCGGTTTATTAGGCATCCCATCAGCTAATACTAATAGCAGTAAGGATGGCAGTTGGTTTGATGATCCACAACATATGGCTGGATTAGCTATGTTAGCCGCTAACCACTCTAACCCAGAAAATGCGGTGCAGATTGGAATGCAAGTTATGCAACATGGTAAAGAATTGGCTTTGCGTAAACAGCAAGAGGAGATGCACAATAAACTGTATCAAATGCAGATTGATAAGTACAAGGCTGATTTAGATAAAGAAAATAAACTAAGTGCCTACATGAAAACGTATGGCACTCCTAACTCCACCACTCAATCAACAACCAACGTACCAGCCCCACAAGGCACAGATGCGCCTAACTTTGCAACAGTACCGGAAACAACGACAACACAAACCTTTGATAAGCAAAAATATATGAATGGTGCTATGCAATTTTTAGATGCTAAAGACCAATTGGCTATGATGACTAAGCAAGACAAACACACATGGCAAGATGCAGGGGATAGTTTAGTGCAGTTAGACGAGCAAGGGCAACCAACAGGCGCAGTAATGCCTAAAGGTGCTAGTGCCGATGCTAAGTTAAGCGCACAACTTGGATGGAATAAATGGAATACGCAATCAGCAGACAGTAAATATGATAATGAAACATCAACCAAGAATAACATTCGCACTGTTAATGCTGAAAAAGAGAGAGAAGCTGAAAAAAATAAAAATCCATTTTTATCGCCACAGGTAGATCAGCCCAAAGTAGATTTACCAAAATCAAAGTTATTTAAGTTAGATGGTGGTGGCTCTGTGTCTGGCACATTAGACCCAGTAAGCGGTAGATATTACACCGTTAAGAATGGTGTTAAAAAGTTAATACAGGAGTAGTTTATGGCAACTTTAACCGATTGGGTAGATGCACCAGTTGCACCTCAAGTAGATACCGCACAACTTACTGGCGAGGATTATTTAAAAACATTACCACCATCAACACAGCGACTTGTTAAATCTTTTGCATCAGGAAAACAGGCAGTAACACCTATGTTTTGGCGAAGTAAACAAGGGGCGCAATTAGAGCCTATTTTAACGCAATACGATCCAGAGTTTGATGCAACCAATTATGCTAAAAGACAGGCTACTGCTAAAGCATTTTCGGCAGGACCTACGGCTGATAAAGTAAGGGCTGTTAATCAAGCAATATCTCACATGGGTACTTTATCGCAAAACATTGACCAGTTAGATAACTTTAATGGATTAGCAACACCGTTAAATTACATTGTAAATCCAGTTGAAAGTTTTTTTGGTAGTAGCAAGCAAGGTGTATATGACCAAACAAGGCAAGCGCTTTCTGGAGAGTTAAATAAATCGATGGCTGGCGGTGGTGGTGGCAATGTGACTGAGCATGAGGCATGGAAAGATACATTCCCAATGAACGCATCAAAAAATGCTCAAAAAGATTATTTGCAAAACAGCACAAATTTACTTGCTGGGGCAATGCACGCTCTTGATGACCAATATAAACAAGGTATGGGGTTAAATGCACAAGTAACAGATTTAATTAGCCCTCATGCAATGACAATCTACTCAGCTATACAAAACGGTAAACCAGTAAGTAAAGCTGATATTACTGCATTGAAATTAGAATTATCAGGGCAGGGTAGTAGTGTAGCGCCAGTCGCGCCATCAATTCCTACTGCATCAATCAACGCATTAAAAATGAATCCAAAAATGGCGCAACAATTTGATGCTAAATATGGGCAAGGTTCATCTGCGAAAATACTAGGGAGTAAATAATGGCTGGCAATTACTTTGATAAGTTTGATGCACCAGAAACTACTGGCAATTACTTTGATAAGTTTGATGCACCTAAAGAAGCATCAAAAGAACAAGATTTTGGCACTAAAGCTATCAATGGTATAGCTAAATATGTGTACGATAAAGCTAATACTGGATTTGGCGCTATACGAGGTGCGGCTGGTATTGGTGGAACTATTGCACAACCTTTTCAAGCTATTGCTGACGGTGCGCTAGGCAATAATAAAGAAATGCGCGATAACATAGACCCCACGTTAAAATCATACGGTGCAGACCCTACATCAGGTAATTATCAAGGTGGTAAGTTGGCGACTGAAATAGGGCTAACTTTACCTATTGGCGGTGCTATTGGTAGCGGTGCTAAAGCATTAGGTGCAACTAAACTAGGTAATGCTATTGCTAGTGGTGGGTTTAATTTAGGTGGTGCAGGTGGTAACACTATTGTTAATGGCGCTACAAGGGTATTAGGCGGTGCTGCGAATGGTGGTATTACAGCTGGTATGGTTGATCCTGAGAGTGCTGGTAGGGGTGTCGCTATTGGCGCATCATTACCTGTAATTGGCAAAGTGGGTGGTGAAACATTTAAAGCTATTGGTAGAACATTACAGCCATTAACTGAAAAAGGTCGCAATGCCATATTGACTAATAATTTTATTGAAATGCTTGGCGATAAAGCCTCAACGATTGCGAATAATTTAAGTAAAGCGCAAGGGAATACAGCAGGGTTTAAGCCAACAGCAGGACAAGCAGGTAATAGCGCTGAATTAGCTGCGTTTGAGCGTATGTTTAAAAATCGCAATGCAGGACTATTTGAGGATGTTATCAATAGCCAAAATGGGGCGTTAGCGCAAGGCGCTAGAAATTTGGGTGGCGATGATTTGGCAATGAAGGGGCTTTTAGATGCAAGGACAGCTACCACAGAGCCTTTATTTGATGTATTAAACTCAGAAATAGTAGCTTCTACACCAGAATTAGCAGGATTGATGAATAGACCTGCTATAGAAAATGCAGTAGGGGCAGCAGAAGCAAACTCACTTAATTTAGGTAGATCATTGTCATCAGGTAAAACGATTGAATTGCCCAATTTAGCGGGTGAAGGTCATACATTAACTCAAGTACCGAATGAGGCTTACTTTAAAGAATATCCAAGCGAATTAGTAAGCGGTGGTAAGGGTGACACTTTATTACAAGCAATTAAGAAATTAGGTGGTATTAACCAAAGTCACTTGCGCGATATTACTGGCGAGAAAATGGCATCAAAAGCTAAAGCTCAAGTTGGATTATTTAGCAATAACGGTCATGGTATAGATGACTTAGCCTCACAGTTAAATGATTTAGGCTATATGCCACATGAAGCTATGCAGGATGTTGATGGTGGGGTTCAGTACCTAAAAGATGCTATAAGAAATAGTCTTGGCGGTGAAAAGAGCTTTGCCTTGCATGATGCGCCATTACACGCACCATCAAGCGGTGAAATGATTAACCCTAGCGTTGGTGATGCTGGTAGCTATTTTAGTCAAATAGATGGCAATAAGGTTTACTCTGGCAACGCGTTAAATGAAATAAGAAAAGTATTAAATTCACAAAAAAATATCATCCCAAACAATAGTGCAGACGCTTCATTACATCGTGGCATACAAGGCGCATCAAATGACTTTAATCAGTATTTGAATGATGCAGTACCTAGCGTAAAAATTGCTAATGATAAATTTGCAGAGTTATCTAAACCAATAAATCAAATGGAGTTAGGTAATGCTATTAGAGATAGGTTTATTCCGGCAATGTATCGAGATGCCCCAGTACCGTTGCAGTTAAATAGAGCAAATCTTGCAAAAATATATCAAGATACTGGCGATGCTTTAGCTAGAAATGTAACAGGGTTTAAAGGCGCTACATTAAACAATATTTTTTCTGACGCTCAAAAGAAAACATTATCCAATTTAATTAAAGATAATGAGATGGTAAATGCTGGGGATGTATTAGGGAAAGGACTTGGATCGCCTACTTATCAACACTTAGCTTATAACGCAAAAGGTGAACAATCAGGACTAATAGATAAACTTATCAATACAACTAAATTGGTATCTACACCAGTCAAAGCCTTAAGCGCAGTAAGAGATTTTGCTTTAACAAAACCAATGAGGCAGTTAGATATTCAAATGGCTGATATGCTTAAAAATCCAAATGTTACAGGTAATCAAATAGCAAGAAAACTAAGAAGTATGCAAATGCCACAACCTGCTATCAATGAGGTATTGCGTAAGTATGGTTTGCTAAGTTTACCTAGCGTATCTAGCGCCCAGTAATGCCTAGCCAAAAACCATAAATACAACAAGCAACAAAAAAAGCCAGCGCTTTATAGATCATAAAATCTGTAAATTCCATAACAAAACATTAACCCTTTACCCAACTCTTGTCAAATTAGGGCTACACCTTGAATAAATTTATAAAAGACTGCTTCACTACGCATAACGGTGAAACGTGGGATGTGGGCAGAATTTTATGGGCTATGTCTGTATTGACGTTTCTAGGCTGTGCCATTTTTGCTATTGCGATGGGGCAGACATGGGATGCGGTGTCATTCGGTACAGGTGCAGGGCTTGTCTTGGCAGGGGGTGGTGCTGCTTTAGGCTTTAAAGTCAACACAGAGGCTAAATAATGAAATTAACGCTACAACGTAAGCATGGCACTAAAGGATTTACCGCAGGGGATCTATCAATAGATGGCGAATACTTTTGCGACACAATGGAAGATGAGGAACGTGCCGAGAAAATAGCAGGTGAAACTGCCATTCCATTAGGGCATTACAAAGTCGTTATTGATATGAGCATACGCTTCAAACGCTTGATGCCACTTATTTTGAACGTGCCTAACTTTGCAGGGGTAAGAATTCATAACGGAAATACACCCAAAGACACAGAAGGGTGTAT